CTGTATATGGTCCTTACGGATATGCAGATGCTAATGATAACACTACACCTGTAATCAGAATGTCTTCTGGATGGACAGTGAGAGTCCAAGAAGCACCTGGAAGACCTGTATATGATACAACATACCCCGCAGGTGTGTTTATGGAAGATTATGAATATACTGGCGGAACAGGTAAGTTAGACACACATAATGGTAGACATTGTGTAACACCTGAGTATCCTAGTGGTACTTTTGCATACTTTCTTACTGAAGATAATTCTGGAAATCCAGTATTCCCTTTTATGATGGGTTTGACCTCGAAAGAGGCAATGGTAGTACCTGCCAATGATGGTTTTACACAAACTGCACCACCTACTGATGATGGTGGCGATACTCCCGATCAACCCCCTACTCTTGTAATTACAAATCAACCAACAAATGCTACTGTTCAAAGTGGAAATCTTCAACAGTTTAGTTTGTTAGCAGAAATACAACCACAAAATGATACTATTGCATATCAGTGGCAAGTATCAACAGATGGTGGATTTGCTTGGTCTAACTTAACTGGTAATACATCAGCAACACTGAATATAAATGCTCAACCATTTATGACAGGTTATCGTTATAGATGTGTGTTGACTGGTCCAGTTGGTGCATCTACTCAAGCACAAAACTCACCTTTAATAAGTAATTTGGCGATCCTTACTGTAACAGGTAGTGGAACGACTATAGATTATGCCAGTATCCTCAAATTTGACAGTGGTATTGGAAAATACGATATGACTCCAGTTAATTTTGACAGGGATAATAACAACCCTGACTTTACTATACAGAACTTTACACTGGATAATTCGACAACTTCCTTCGATATGACATAAATAAAACTGTAGAAAAAACCCCCTACTATGGCTAAGCAGAATGTAAACGTCGGTGTATCGGCAAATGATGGTACAGGAGATACCCTCAGAGACGGTGCTATAAAACTTAATAACGTAATTAACGAGTTATACACCCAACTTGGTGATAATACTAATTTGCAAGTTAGTATTGGATCACCATCAACAAACCAAGTCCTTAAATGGAATGGAACAGTATTTACAGAAGGAGATCTGGCATCATCTAATTTGACTGATGTTGACTTGACTGGTATTGGAAATGGTCAAGTACTAAAATGGAATACAGCAAACTCAAGATTCCAACCTGGTGATGACTTACAAGGTAGTGGTGGCGGTGGGGGCAATGCCATTACTAACTTGACTAACAATGGTTCTAATAACGTTGTTATCTCAACTCATTTTCTACCAAACACCGACAACACATATGACTTAGGTAGTAACTCACTTAAGTTTAGGGATTTATATCTATCCAGTTCTACTATTTGGATGGATGATACAGGTATTTCTATAGGATCTGATCAAGAAATTACTCGTAGAAAGAGAAAAGCACATACTGTTCATAGTATAGACACAGGTGCTACTCGTACTATTACATCTAAATTAGCATCAGAAAACTCTACAGAAGAAGAGGGTCTTCGTTTACGTTTTAATGAGATGAAAGTAGGAACACCTCTAGAAATTGAGGATGTTAATGGTAATAAAATTGAAGCAACATTTGCATCATTTACTGCTGAAGCAGGTGCTACTCGTGGTACTGTTACAGTTAGTGCTACAGGAACTGCTAACCAAACACAAGAACTAGCAGTATCTGGTGATATTAAAATTTCATCTAAGAATAAATTAATTACTGAACAAGAAGATGGTGCTGTAGATCTTGGTGCACAGAAACTAAAGTTTGGTTTTGGTGATATAACATTTGATACTGATGGTATTCTTGAACTTCCTGCTTCAAGTTCTATCCGTTTTGGTAATCCAGGTTCTGCTAAAGAACTTAAGTTTGATGGAAACAACAACTTAGATTTACCTACAGGAACAGATATTCGTTTTGGTGGTGATGCTACAAAGTCTATTAAGTTTGACGGATCTGGTAATTTAGAAGTTCCAGAAAACGCTGAAATAAGATTTGGTAGTGGTGGTACTAAAAAACTATCTCTTGATGCAAGTAATAATTTGGAATTACCAAGTGGTGCTGAAATTAAGATTGGTACTAAGAGAATAAAACTTGATACTAATGGTGAACTACAGGTTGCTAATGATGGTACAACTTTTGAAGACGTTGATAGAGGATTCAAACGTCAAGGTTCTAGTGCACCTGCGGGAGCAAGTGTTATTAAAGGATATAATAATGCAACTGTATATAAACCATCTCCAACACTTTTATATTCATTCAGTGCAGTTGGACAATCAAACTATACAGTTAATGGACCTGGATTACCATCAGGAGGATCTACAGATCCTAATATAATTCTTTATCGTGGATTTACATACGATTTTAATAATACTACTGGATCATCTCATCCACTAAGAATACAGTCTACAACTGGTCTTTCAGGAACTCCATATACTACAGGTATTACTGGATCACAAACTGCTATGCAGTCATTTACAGTTCCTTTTGATGCACCTACAACTTTATATTATCAATGCACAATCCACTCATCTATGAATGGAACTATAGAAATTAGGTAATGGCAAGAACAGTCCCAGGATCAGGAGCAGTTATTGAACCCATTTTTAACAGTACGTTCGGTATCAAGGACGTATTTGTTAATGATGGGGGTACTGGTTATGTGGCAGGGGACCCTCCAGAATTAAAAGTTGGAAATTGTGGAACACCATTAAGAGAAGCAATACTTGAACCTGTAATTACTAATGGTCAAATTGCTGCTGTAAAAGTATTAGATCCAGGTGAAGGATATGATCCTCTCAGGATTAAGATAAACACAAGTGGTAATGGTTATGGTGCTTCTGCAAAAGCAATATTATGGAATGAAGATCAATATGCTCCTGATGGAACATTAACTGCACCCGCAGGTTCTCTTCAGTATATTCAGATGTTATCGAATGGGGATCAATATTTTAGTGATGCCACAACTGCTGAAATCGATGGTGGAGGTGGTGCAGGTGCTGAACTTAGACCTGTTACTGGATTAATAACTGGTTTAGCATTAGAAGATACTGGATCTAATTATGAGAATGGTGATATTAATATTATTGTATCTGGTGGAGGTGGACAAGGTGCTACTGGAGTTGCAGAAGTAGATGAATTTGGTATTGTTAAAGCAGTAAATATATCAAATGCAGGTGAATATTTCCAAACTCCTCCTGTTATATTACTCAACGGTGGTGGAGGAGGTGGTGCTAGAGCAATCGCTACTGTAGATTTAGGTTCAATAGTTTCTATTGATGTTTTAGATCCTGGTGGTGGTTTTTCATCAGAACCCTCAGTAATTTTTACCAGAAATACTGATTTGATAAAAAGGTCTAGAAACAGACAAGCATTTAACTCATTCTTATATAATTTAACTGGTCTTATTAATAATGTAAGTATTTCCGATCAAACAATATTTGTTGAGACTACTGCACCTTATCCTGGATCAGGAAAAATATTAATTGGAAGTGAAGTTATTAGATATACTGGTAAAACTCCTACATCTTTTGTTGGTTGTGACCGTGCTGTTAATTTTAGATATGATCAAAAAGTCACCTTAGATACTCTTGCTGATGATAATAATGGTGTTAGTCAATATAAATTTAATGTAGGTGATCGTGTTATAAGAACATCTGAAAGTTCAAGTAATAAAATTGCTCGTGTATATGACTGGAGACCTGAGATCAATGCACTATATTTGGTATTTGAAGTTGATAAACTAGCATTTATTGATGGTGGATCATCAAATACTTTATCTCAAGTTATTGATTTTGTTGGTGGTGTTGCATCATCTAGTGCTACTGGTGTTGAACCACACGTATTAGTTGATTCTATAGGTGATACTATTGTTCAGTTAACAGATCCTATTGGTCTAATACAAGACAAAAAATTTGAAGATGATGATGAATTACAAGGAGCAGGAGATGGTATTCCTGATCTAGTAAATACTAATACAGAATTTGCAAATGCTATCAGTCTTGATGGTGGTATAGCATCATCTCTATATGGTATTGAGGAAACATTAGGTGGACAAAACACTTCATTGTTCCAAGTTGGAGACCAAATGACAGATTCGTCTCTTCCTAATAGATCTCCTACTGTCTCAGTTGCAGGTGCTCTAGGTGATGGAGATGCACACGTTGCAACTATTGAGTTTATTTTCCGTGTTATGAATAACACTAATGATTTTGTTCAAAGTGAAACAATAACAGGAAGTTTAAGTGGAGTAACAGCAACAGTTGAATCTTGGGATGCGACTACAAAAAAACTTGTTGTTAAAAATCCAGTTGCAAACTCAGGAAATTATCTTTGGAATAAGAATGAAAATATCACTGGAGGTACGTCAGGTGCCATAGGTGTTATCCAATTTATAAATTATCCATCCTATATCAGAAACGAACCTGACTAAACTACTATAAATAAAAGGAAGGTACATAGTATCCAATGGCATTACTTACCGATCAATTTAGAATTTTCACCGCTGAAAAATTCATCAAATCACTTGAGGGACCAGATTCGACTCAGAGTGACATCGTTGCGGGTGCAAATCGTGACCGTTTGTATGTTTTCATTGGTCGTCCTCAAGAATGGGATAATGAGAATAATCCTCCTACTCCTATAGACTCTTTCCAAGAGTTCTCAGACGCATATGACGATATGATTTCTATGAAGCGTGTACTTGCTAGTGACGCTATTCAAGTTGTACGTCGTATTGACTGGATACCTCCAGAACAAACCACTGGTGGTTTGGGTTATGTTTACGATATGTATCGTAACGACTATTCATCTAGTAAGACTGCTTCTAGTGGTGCTACTAAACTATATGATGCTGATTTCTATGTTGTTAACAGTTCATATCAAGTTTACAAATGTATCTACAATGGAACGTCACCCTCTGATCCGAACGGTAAACCTAGTACGATCGAACCCACTGGCACTTCTACTTCTATTATCACCACTGCTGATGGTTATCGTTGGAAGTATATGTACACCATCCCAGTGGGGCAGGTTCTAAAATTCTTCTCAGCAGACTATATGCCTGTGTTAATTGACACTGCTGTTCAGTCAGACGCTGTAGGAGGAGAAATCGATACTGTTGTTATTCAATCATCTGGATCTGGATATAACAATGGTACATATGAAAACATCCCTCTAAGAGGAGATGGAACTGGTGGACGTATCTCTATCGTTGTAGATGGTGGTCGTATTGTTTCTGCAACAGTTACATCTGGAGGATCTAATTATTCCTTCGGTAAGATCGTTGTTGATGAAGTTAATGGTATTGGTTCTGGTACAGGATCTGGTGGTGCTATTGACGTTATTATTCCACCTAAAGGTGGTCACGGATCTACTCCTGCTATTGAGTTAGGTGGTTTCCGAGTTATGATTAACACCAAATTTACATACTCAGAGGGATCTGGAGACTTCCCTACTGATAACGATTATCGTCGTATTGGATTAACTCTTAATCCATTTAAGTATGGTACTGAAGAATTAGCAGATGCTATTACTTTATCAGCATCTAATGCTGTAATATTTTCTCCTGATTTCACAGGATCATTTAATACTGATGAAATCATAACTCAAACTCGTACTGTGGGTGGACAACAAGTCACTGCTCGTGGTCGTGTAGTTTCTTGGAACTCCATAACTAAAGTTTTGAAATTTTATCAGAACAGAGTTGATGGTATATTCCCTGAGATTACTGGTAACAAAGTTGAGTTTTCTGGTGGTAACACCATAGTTGGTTCGGGTTCTGGTACATCTGTTGACCCTGACATCAACTTCCCTGTAGTTCCTGGTGAAGCAACACGTGTTATAAACAACACAGAATATGATTTAGGTATGTCATTTACATCTGGTTACGCCAAACCAGAAGTGAAAAAGGACTCAGGAAAAGTGATCTACATAGACAATAGGAGAGCAATCTCAAGGGCGGGCGACCAAATTGAAGACATCAAAATCGTTGTAGAGTTCTAAGAAATGCCACAGAATACCAACCTCAATATCAGTCCTTATTACGACGACTTTAGTTCGGATAATAACTTTTACAAAGTTTTATTCCGTCCTGGGTATCCAATACAGGCAAGAGAATTAACCACGCTTCAATCACTGATGCAAAATCAGGTTGAGTCGATGGGAACTCATATGTTCAAGGATGGTGCAATGGTCATCCCTGGACAAATAGGTTATGACTTAGATGCTAAAGCAGTATTGCTACAAGCAAGTTTCTTAGGAACTAACGTAGAATTATATCGTTCACAATTAGAAGGAAGAATAGTTACAGGTCTAACAACTGGTATCAAAGCAAAAGTTATATTCTCTATATCAGCAACAGAATCAGAACGTGGTTATATAACACTTTATCTAAAATATATTACATCTGGTGGAACAGACAGTAACACTAGAACTTTTACTGCTAATGAGCAGTTGGTTTGTGATGCTGAACTTACTTTTGGATCTACTCTAATTGAAGTTGGCACACCTTTTGCACAATTATTACCAACGACTGCAACTGCTGTTGGTTCTACTGCTACTGTTGCTAATGGTGTATATTTTATACGTGGATATTTTGTTGATGTAAATGAGCAAACAATTATTCTTGATCAATATACAAACAATCCATCTTACAGAGTTGGTTTAGAAATATTTGAATCTATTGTAACTCCAGAAGATGATCCATCATTGAATGACAATGCTACTGGAACATCAAACTATTCTGCACCTGGAGCACATAGATTTAGAATTCGTTGTTCATTAACTAAAAAAGTTATTGATGATGATACAGATAAAAACTTTGTAGAATTACTTCGTATTAATAATGCAAATGTAGAATCATTTGTAGATAGAACTCCATATAATGAAATAGCAAGAGAACTTGCTCGTCGTACATTTGACGAGTCAGGTGACTATACTGTTAGAGCATTTGATTTAAGAGTCAGAGAACATCAGAATGATGGTGAAAATAATGGTGTATATCTTCCAGGATCTACATCTCGTGGTAACGTAGCATCATCCCCTGCATATTATGCTTTAGAAGTATCTCCAGGAAAAGCGTACGTCAGAGGATTTGAGATTGAAACCCTAGCACCTACTTTTGTAGATATAGCAAAACCAAGAGAAACAAAAGCATTACAGAACTCAATCATTCCATTTGAACTCGGCAACTATATGCTGATGAATAATGTAAAAGGATCTCCTATTATAAACGGTAATAATATATCATCAAACTATCAGGTTCTTGAATTTAGAGACACAGCCCCAGGTGGATCATTGAACGCAGCGGGTGAGATCATAGCATACGCACGTTGTGCTGCATATGAATATCACAATGGAGCAAATGTAACATCAAGTTCTACAGTATTTAAAACATATATCTTTGATATTCAACCATTAACTACAGTCCAAATGTCTCAAGCAGTAACTGCGGGACAAGGTGCTGTTATTCGTGGTAGAACATCTAGAGCAAAAGCATTTGTTG